GGCCAGAACCGCACTAGCAATCACTCCCGTTTGTGCCCACGAGTTGTCGAGCGGCTGGTAGTAGCGGGCAAACGCCAGCCACTCGCTCAACTCTCGACTGTCCATCCGTTGCTCGAGCTCGCCAACCGTCATTCCGAGATGCCCGGCCAGCATGAACAAGAACCGCCGCGATGGTCTGGCGTTAAAGCTCGCCGGCTAGTTCGACTACGTCCGCCTCCGTGAGTTTGTTGTGACGCTGGGCCACGTCGAACAATTCGCCCATCACCGCACCATCGAGCTTCGCCACTTCATCCAGTTCGTTGTCTTGGTAGATCCGCACGCCGTGCTCGTCGCAAAGGGTGCGAGCCAGGTAGAACGCACGGAAGTTGTGGAACTTCTCGACGCCTTTGTTTCTGATGTCGAGCCAAGCCAGCTCCCAATCGTCACGCTCGCCGACGCTGAGCACGCGAACGAACACGTCCAGGTTCCATTCCTTTACGTGGACCTTCAGCGGCTTGCGGACGCTGGCGGCTTGAATTTGCTCTTTCAGTCCCATAGGTCAGTTGTCCAGAAGTTTGAACGTGACGGTGTAACGAGTAACGCCGTTCACCTCATTCGCCACGCTCAGTGACTCCCATATTGCGGGGTTCGTCAAGGATTGCCCGCCGCCTGAGATTGCCAGCGTGGCACGCACGCCGTAGTTGCTGGTGGCAGTGTTGTTGCCGCCCAGGCACTCGACGCTGCACGTGCCGGCTTCGTCTGTCCAGATGACGCTGCGGCCCTTGGATGGACCGCCGCCGTATGTCCACGTCAGGCCTGTGACTTCTTGGAACTCAATGCCGTTCCACGTCACAGACACACCAGCGCTATAGCTCGCCACGGGGGCCTCCCTGTGGGACTACGGCACCTGGAAGGCGGCAGAACCACGCACGGCGTCGTTAACTGTCAGCGTCACGCTCGATGACTTGCAGGTGGCGGTGACGCTGAGCGTGATTCCGCCAGTGATCGCTAGCGTGCCCGTCTGCCCCTGAGCGATTGGCGTGCCCGAGGCTGCCAGGTATTCGATGGTGACTTCCTTGCCAGTGTCACCAGCCGAGCCCTTGAGCGGACGGGAAAGCGTGAGCACCGTGCTGCCGGTCGTTTGGCCGAGGTGCGAAACGTCGATCTGATCGGCGGCAGCTTGGTCTGTGATGCTGTAGGTGATGCTCGTGACGGTGTACGTTGAACCGGCAAAGGACAACGTCGTGCCGCTGGAATCATGGGGCGTATATGGCATGCTTTATCCCTCGCTCCACCACACGTCGTAACGCTGCGTCACCTGATAGACCGGCGGGAGATCCGCTCCAGCCAGCTGCACGAAATCGTCGGACTCGTCTTCCAACGACGCCTGCTTGACTTCTGTATTGTCCGACGTGCCGCCGTACCCATCCAGAACGCGACGCATGGCGTCAGCCACCTGACGGGCCTCTTCGTAGGTCGTGCCGTAAATGCTGTACTCGACGCTCACGCGGGGCATGCCCATCGGCCCGCCTAGCGTTTGCTCTCTGTCGATGCCTGAGCGCCGCCACGTGACGAACGGCAGAGCCGCCGACGCCGGGGCCAGCACCGGGTAGATCCTCGAGCTCACGAGCGACGTGACGGCCGTGGTGCCAACCAGGGCAGTGCGGAGAACGGCTTCAGGGGATTTCAGTGACATGGCTAGAAGGGTGTTGGCCCCACGTCCGAATTGTTTCGCCTTACTGGGAAATTGGCGGCAAGGTCTTTCTGTGCCTTTAGGAGCGCATTGGTCATCTCAATGGCCAGCTGCCCGCGCATTGTGCTTAGCGACTCCTTGTAGGCAGTCTTCACTGGCGGCTGCCCCTTCCTGCCGCCAACCGGCATTTCTGGAATCCGCAAAAGCTCGCCACGCGGAGCCTTCTTGAAGAACGCCTTGGGATACTTCGGGGACGTGTTGACCCTGACAACGCCCGCAAACTTCCCACGCTTGGCCACTCGGGCAATCTTGAACTGCCCCATCGTCTTGAAGCTGGACGCAATCGACGCGCCGCTGCGCCGTGACGATGTTTTTATGATTCGCTCTTTTGTGCCGAACTCCACGAAGCCAGCGTGGAACGCTCGATCCTTCCCCTTCTTTACGGTTCCGCCGCCTGCCGATTTTGCTTTACCGCTACCGGCTGCGGTAAATCCAACCAGGCCAACCGCATTTCCGCTCACGTACGTTTTGACTTTGCTGGTGATCGCACGAGCGAGATTGCCGGTCGGCCCTTTGGTGACGTTGCCACGAAGAGCAGTCAGCCCAGGCTTTAGGCTGCGACGAATCGCCGCACCCATGTGTTTCCTGGCAAGGCTCGGCCGGAACTGGCGGAAAGCCTTCTGCAATTCCCGCAGCTCGGGAAACTCAACTTTCACGTCGATTCCGCCAGCCATCACGTCACCTCTTCGCAGATGGCAACGTGCTCGGCCCGGTTTTTGTACTCGAGCAGGCTGACGATGTTCAGCGTGCGAGATCGCCACGAGAACCGATCACGCTGCGTCAGGCCCTGCAGGTAGCGGAGCCGCACGCGGTGCGTGATTGTCGTATCCTGCTGGCCAGCCGCCAGGGCTTCGCGGGAAGACACGCCTTCGACGCTCGCCCACACGGCCGACGAGTCAGCCCAGGCCAGCACCGTTTCGCCGAGGGCATTGGTGGTGCCGCTGGCGATCTGCACCGTGACACGCTCGCGGAGCTTGCCGGGGTCGATCATCGGTAGCTGCCCCACTTCTGCGAGTCCAGCAAAGACTTCACGCCATAGGGCACGTCCTGCGGCACGGCACCCGTGGCAACAGCCGCCAGGCGGCTTTCGTACCAGTGGGCAGTAAGCATCAAGATGGCGTGGCGGATCGCCGCCGGCACACTTGTGCCGCTGGCACCGTATCCGCCCCACCAGGTCACGCTGATCGCGTTATCGTCCTGCAGGTGCGGCGGCCACGTCTGGCCGTACAGCGTCTTCACGGTGCCCGGCACGCCGTCCCGGTCCACGCGGTAACTGGCCGTCGAGTAGGTAGACGTGGTGCCGTTCTCGTACGTGAACGTCAGGGCAACCGCCGTGGTAGTGCCGGCCGTCGCCATCGGCGGGCGTGGCAGCTCGATGTCCATGGTGCCGTCTGGCGGAAACGAGTCGAACCGCATGACCCACTGGGTATGCACCAGCGTGCGATCCAGGTACTGCTCGCACCACTCACGGGCCGCCGTGATGAGCGAGCCGATGTAGGCATCGTCGGTGGCCGTATCGACCCGCAGGTGGGCCTTAGCCTCTGAAAGCGTCACAGGCTCAACGGCTGGAGCGGTCTGGCGAGTCAGGCTTCGATATTGCACGGCGGCGTTTCCTGGGTGTGGCGTCGGCCGTTTCGGCTTCGTGCTCGACGGCTGCCGTCTCGATCAGTTGGCCCTGCGTGTCCTCAACCGCCACGCGCTGGGCGAGCAGCTGCGTGGCCAAGCCGCCGGAGATGTCCACCACCTGGCCCTTGCGGTAGGACCGCCACGCGCGGGTAAATGTGATTTTCGTCATTGGGGCACACTCCATGCAGTCTCGGGCTTCTTGCTTGTGTTCGTGAAGTCGGTTGTCCATTGGAAAACAGGCTTGCCGAGATCACGGCCCGGCCACGTCACCACGTACTCGCCGTGGCCGAGAACCACGCGGGGCGTAACGAACACACGGTTCCCGCTCTCGCGCCAGTTGCGCCACCAGTAGATGTCCGGATCTGTGCGGCCCTCATTCCACGAGCCGTCTGGGCCGGGCTTGCTCCAGAACCAAGGTTTTTTCGCGCGCTTCAGGGCGGCCGTGGAGATCACGGTAAGCCCAAAGTGCGCCGTGTCCACTTCCTGCACAGGCTCGGCGAACCACGACGCAGGCAGGCTTGTGGTGCCGCCCTCTGGCGGATTGTCTAGCGTGCCCTTCAACGTCAGCATGGGGCGGCCGTCTTCCCGCTTGGTCTGCAGCCCCGTGATGGCGTCACACTGAAACGTCATCGCCAGGGCAAACAAATGTTCGCAGTCTTCCTTCGTGAAAAACGTGTCGTAATCAATGCACAGCAAATATTCGCATTTGTCTATGAATTGCTCCATCACCCGCGTGTTCACTTGGTCCCAGAACGCACCAGTGCCCATCGTGGGGCGAATCCCCAAAGGCATGAGTGCCTGAGCCCAGGCGAAGTGGTTGGCCGTAAACGACAGCCTGGGCATCGACAGGATGGCCTCCACCCGGATGTCGGCCTCAGTGCCACCTACTCGCACGATCATGCGTGACTCCAAAAGAGAGCGGGCCGCCCCGTAGTGGAGCGGCCCGCCCAGTCTGCACATCGAGTCAAGCCGTCAGGCTCACGCACCAACCAGGCCGATGATCGGGCCGGCGACGCTCGAGGAGCCCAAATTTGCATGCGTGATTGCCACTCGCGCTACCGCCCGAATCACGGTCTGGTCGCTCAGGAAATTCACCTGATCCGAGCTGGCGATCTCGATGGCCTGGCGGATGCCGTAGTAGCTCGAGTTCGCCATGTTCCCGTAGAGGGCCATGATCGCACCCGTGGAATCCGCACCGCTCGGGAGCCGGTCGGTAAGGACCACTTCCGAGCCGAGGAACGTCGGACCCATGCCCTGCGAGAGACCCACCGACCCGCCCTGGGCGAGGTCGAGATTCTGCATGCAGGTAGCGAAGAAGAACGGCGAGCAGAACCACTTGGCACCCTGGCGCGAATGCTGCGGAACCGCAGCCATCATCGCCAGGAGGTTGGCCTTCGTCACCTCGTCGGGCGTGTCACCGGCAGCCGTCACAAGCGACGCGGCGTAGGTGGCAGCCGAGCCAGCGAGAAGGCCACCCGTGTGGCTCGTCACAAGACCGGCCACGCCAGGGGCGTTGCTCGGGTTGCCGGACCACGCAGCCGCTTCCACGGCGTTGCTGAGCGTCAGGGCGAGCTCGGCAGCGATCCAGTCGGCGATCGACACGATGGAGTCCTGCAGGAGCTCCGACGCGATGACCACCGCACCCGTCACCTTCTTCGCCGTCAGCGTCACCTGGTTGCTGGTGGGATCGCTGGCAGTGATGGCCGAGTTCTCGTCGATCCAGTAGGCCGTCGCACCGGCAGTCCGACGCGGGAACAGGAGCACGTCGCTCGGCATCACCACGTTGGTGGCGTTCTGAGCGAAGGCGGAATACTGGTCCACGAGCCGGATGACGGTCGAGGAGAGCACGTCAGGCACGAAGGCCGCACCGGTCGTGGAACCGGTCGAACCCTGGGCACGAGCCTCAACGCCGTGGTCTTGGCACCACCGCTTGGCCTCGGCGTCACCGCCCTTGGCCTTGAACCACATGCCGACCGAGTAGGCGTCCTTCGCGTTCTCAAACGCACGGAGCCGGCCCGAGAACGGAACCGCCTCGACGCGGACCTTCTCACTCCGCTCTTCCTTCACCTCGGGAGCCGGCGAGCAACGCTCGACCACGCTGCGGAGATTCTTGGCCGACTCGACCACCTTCTTTTCAAAGTCGATCTTGGCGGTCAGTTCGTCGGCACGCTTGTTGAGGTCGATGAGCTCGACATCGCGGGCGGTCGTGTCTTCTGCCTCGATCGCGCGCACGGCGTCGATCCGGTTGGCAAGGGTTGCCGCTTCGTCCTGAAGGCGCTTGAGATTGTCCATGTTCGGTGAGACTCCTGCGGCGGTATTGCCGTAGGGTTCACAGTCGCACTAGCGGGCGGGCCTCTTGCAGAACCGCACTTCGGAAAGTGTTGTTTTCACAAATGCCACCGCGCGAGCCCCGCACCTTGGGCAACGCAGATACCGCTGCCGTTCGTCGCCACATGGACGGCTGGAGCGGCACCGGAGTTTCTCGCCGCAAGTGCAGCGTGCTTCAGACACGTCGCAACCTCAGAGCCCACGCAGCAGCTGCGTCACGGACCAGCGAACGCATGGCCTTCTTCATTTCTGGTTCGGCATCCGCATCTGCCTCGACTGCTGCGGCCTGCGATGCCAGCCACGCCTCGTACGAGCGTTGGGCCACAACCGCAGACGTGGCGCTGCCGTAGGCCGGGACGTTGACGGGGCCGACTTCGTACAAGCCCGAAGCCTCCACCACCTCGCGGATCGCCTTGCCAGTTTCGTCGGTTGTGAACCGCTCGCCCTTCTGGCTCACGGTGAACGCAAACGAGCTGCCACGCAGATTCCGAGAACGCACCAAAGCGAGAACGTCACGGCCCGCCGAGGTATCCGGCGGCTCCACGACATACGAGATGCCACGATCGTCAGCGATGATCTCGAGCGTGCCAGCCGACTCCCGGCCCAGCAGCATGTCGCTGTTGTGGTTGTAGTAGCTCAGGATCTCGCCCTTGCCCCGCTGGCGGTTCAGCACCTTATCAAAGGCACCGGGCAGGATTCGCTCCCGAAAGCCACCAAGGTCAAGGGATAGCCGGTTGTAGGGCACCGCCAGCCCCCGGATCGCTTCGCGACCGCTGGAGCGTGTTTCGATCTGCAGCTCGCACTCGGGTGCCTCGTCTACGGTTAGGCAGCGGCGTTCAATTTCCATCGGTGTACTCCTCCTGTTCGGCCTGGTCCTCGGCGGCATCAGCCGGGCTGTCTTCTACTTCGGCGGGCGGCTCGGGCATCGGCTCCGGTGCCGGCGGCTGCTGGCCCATCTGATCCAGCGTGGTCATGTTCAGCTGAACAAAGTGCCGATCGCCTTCCGGCCCGATCGGGTTCAGGTTCTCGAGCTCGCGGATCTCGTTTATGGTCATCCACCCATTCTGAAGGGCAGAGACGTAGTAGGCCGACCGGCTCGCGTGGTCGCCACGCAGCAGGCCGCTCACCGAGTGTTCCGCGAAGAACCGCTCATCGTCC